CGGCAAGCGTCCTGAGCGTAAGACCCAGTCCTCGGTCAAGCTGATAGAGAACTCCAAGAGTCTCTTCGCGCCCATCATAGAGCGGTGCAAACAAGTCGAGCATTACATTAAGAACGCGGCAGATGACGGCATGGAGCCGATTTGGAGAGGCATACTTTCATGGACAAAAGTATGCACGGATGGGGAGGAGCATGCACTAAGTCTGAGCGCGATGCACCCATATAGCGAAGACCGTATGCGCCAGAAGTTGGTGGAGATTAAGGGCCCGTATGCTTGCGTAAAGATGGACAGCGAGAATCCCGGTATTTGCGGAACATGCCCCCACTTTGGAAAGATTACAAACCCATTGGTATTAGGGAGAACCCTAGCTACGGACAATACGGCTAAAGTGATCCCACTTAAACCTGTGGAGGAGTTTGACGAAGAAAAGGAATACGGCGCTGATTTAGCGGAGAACGCACCAGACGAGACAGACGAAGACCCCGGGCCAGTTGTGGTGCGACCAGAGCCACCACGCGGATATAGCTATGGGGATAACGGCGGAGTCTATTGTGAACGAGAAGAGACAGATGCAGAAGGGAAGAAACGTGTTCGCCATGTCGAGCTTGTACCTTACGATTTATTTGTAGTTGACTTGCTTAAATTAGAAAATGAGCACATGGTGCACATGGCGGCTATTCGTTCCGCAGGGGTTAAGACTCTTACGTTCCCACAAAAAGCCGCTGTTAGTAAAGATGAAACATTAAAGAATTTAGCCACGCATAACATTCTTGCCTCATACGGCGCAGGTAATGACAAGAACTTGTTTGACTATGTGCGGGCTTGTGTCAACGAAGCATCGGTAAACAAGAAGCCAATTGAAGTCCCGCTTCAGTGCGGTTGGCAGGATGATAATTCTTTTGTGTACAACTACAGGGTTTTCACTAAGGACGGACGAGAGACAACGATCCCTATGCCGGGGCTTGAGAATATCAACCGCAATACAAACAACAAGGGTAACTTGGATGAGTGGCGCGAGGTCTGGAATCTTTTTATTAAGCGCAAGATGAACACGCTCTTGGCAGTGGCTTTGGATTCTTTTGGCTGTCCACTTATGCGTTTCACAGAGTTTGAAGGCTTTACTTGGGCGCTTAGTTCTAACGCATCCGGTACAGGCAAATCGCTTACGCTTAGCGCCAAGGCCGGGGTCTGGGGCCACCCAATCCGTTACCGTACTGGTAAGGGCACATCTCCTGTTGCAATGCAACAAAGGGCAGGTTTGCTAAAAAGCTTACCGCTACTCATTGATGAGATTACAGCGACTCAACGTAAGGACATGGAGTGGGCGCCAACCTTTATATTTGACTTCGCCGAGTCCCAAGGTAAGGAGCGGATGGAAGCTAACGCCAACAAGGAACGCGTTAACAACAGTAACTGGGTTGCAACTTGTACCCTGACTTCCAATGAGGTGCTGACCGACTATATGGCGGGGGCTAGAAAGTTTAGTTCCAATGGTGAGTTATTCCGGGTGCTTGAGTACAACCCAACTCAGCGGCTGACATGGGAGCCAGAAGACCGGATTATTCTAAAGAAGCTTAAGCGCAACTACGGCGTGGCGGGGGAAGCGTGGATCCGTTGGCTTGTCAGTAATCAAGACGTTGCTGAGAAAATGGTTCAAAAAGTTGGCGCAAAGCTAATGCAGACAATGAATTTTGCTGACGACGAACGCTACTGGCATGCCGGTTGCACGACGGTCGTAGCCGCGTCAATACTTCTTGGTAACAAGTATGCAGGAATACTCGATGTGCCAGTCGATGCCATCATCGAAGCGCTACACGACTTAGTGAAGAAAGCTAGGAATGTGATTAGTTCAAACGTGAAGACAGCGGAGGATGTGCTCAGCTCTTATACCGGCGACAACTACGGAAGCTTTATCGTTATCAAGAAGAACGAAGGGCGTCTGCTATCCGCATGGGGGTCGGGAGACACCATCGACAAGTCGCTTACCCGGTCTAAGGTTCGTGGGCGCGTGGAGCATGAGATCATTGCCAACGGTAATGTTGAGTACTACATTGAGGAACAGCTTCTTAAGCAACATTGCATTGCCATGAGCTTTAGCTACGCTGACTTTAAGGCGCAAATTAGCAAAACTTATACAGTTAAACACGTCAAGAAAGACATGCTTGCTAAGACTAACGGCCCATCCATGAGGGTGAACGTATTACACATCACAATGAGGATCGAGGATGTTGAAGAACTTCAACTGGGAGAACTTAAAGCCGGGTGAGGGGATTTTCCTCCCCGCTATTGATGTGTACAAAGCGCGGGAGATGGGGCTTCGCGCCGCCATCATGCCCCGCAAGCAAGTCTACGCTAAGATTGGCATCAAGGACGGTCTTATTGGGGTGCTTTTCTTTCGGCGAAAGCAAGGAAGCGCTTAGCGTAGTCTTCTTTCATTTTGTGAAGTTGCTCTAGGCGTGCGTCTTTTTGTTCCGTTGTCATGGTTGGGGAAGCCGCTACCATGCGTTCTTGTTTAGCAATAGTGCCTAAGTACTTCTCGGCTTGTCCTGACGTTGTTGCCATAGATAATTGATTGGCGTAGTTTTGTGCAAACGCGTGGGCTTCTGCGCGACGCCCTTCTTCAAGCATCTTGTTGTATGTGCCCTTAGCTTGTTGAATCTGCGTCATCATGGCATAAGCTTCGTCCAAGGTGCCTCTACCCTCAACAGGTTGGAACAAGTTACCGATGAATGGCATCTGGCTCAAGTTCTTTGTGGGCGCGGCAACAGCGGCTTTGGTGTCAGACGCCAGTATCGGATTGGCTAACTGAGTCAGCGCAATACCCAGACTGCCAGTGTATCCACGAATCAAATAGTCAAGCACGACGGGGCTAACGTCTAACGTGTGCCCGATTGATTTGGAAATTTCTGTTGTACTTGCACGTGCACGCTCACCGGGAAGCTGTTTCTTTTCTGCTTGAGACTCTATATCCCCGCTAAAAAATGAACGTCCAAGCGCCACTTCTGTTGCGGGTTTAATTGCTTGTGGCAAACTAAACGGATTAGCCTGCGCAAGAAGTTTGCCCATACCCAATACAGCTTGTGAAGCTTCTTGATCTCCCGCAGATGCGTTTAATATCGCTTCGGGTAGCGCCTTAAATAAGTATCCAAGCTCAAACGGAATTGGCACTTTAAGCATATCTTTTTGACCGGGAATCGGTATAAACCAGTTACCCAAGCGCTCTTCTGGTTTGGCGCTCTTGTAGCCGTCATCATTCTGCATCATGGATGCGTACGCCATAGTACCGATAGCGAGCATCATACCGCGTGACCAAAGCTTTTGCTTGATCTTTAATTGTTCGTTGAATGGCATCTCACCTTTGAACGCACGGTACAAAACATCCAAACCCTGGATCTGCGCGTTAAAGAACGGCACGATTGTGGAGACAACTTGCATACTTGGTGACAATCCGCGACGGCTAAAGTTCATGGACTCAAGTGTGCGTAGCAAAGCTTGTTGCTCAGACATGCCTTTCTTCAGGGAGTCTTCGTAAATCACGGCGCGAGTAGCGGCGTCGCCTTGCATAGCAAACGCGTCGGCTTTGGCAAGCAGTTTTTCCCAACCTTGCTTACCGGTGCTTATTTCACGGAGCATGCGCACCATATCTTCTTTACCGCCAGTAATCACATTACTGCTGATTGCACCCGCTTCCATCAAGCGTTTTTCGGCTTCACTACGCCCCGCCACCATCTTGGCAAGTTCTTTCATAGAAGCAAGCACAGGCGTAGCATCTGTACCGGTTGTCAGCCAAGCGTTCAACGGATCGCGCACAACTTGGCGCAACGCATACGCAGGGTTACGTGTAACAAACTGGCGTAAGATATTTGCAGGATAGCCAAGCATCTTGACTGCGACTGGTATTGAGGTCTTGATACCTTCCATGCCTTTAACGATTAACTCTGCTGGGATACCGTAAATATTATTATCAATCACCGCATGGTGTTCTTCACCATTTATTCTGAAACGCACAACGCTTGGGTTGGCAGGACCAGAACCGGCAGCAATGCGAGACGCAATGCCAAGCTTGTTAAGCGTAAGCGCGGTTTCTTTTACAGACTTGTTGCGTAAACCCATGTTGGTCAGGAGCATCGTATTCTGAATTGCACTGCTAAAGACAGGCATGATCTGCTCATCGCCGCCCACCAACTCTCTAAGTTGTGGCTCGTCTTTAATGTTGCCAATCTTAATGCTACGCTCTTTGTCTACAAACAGTTTAATATCGCCGTCTTTACCGACACGGTAGAAAGGCACGTAGTTATAAGACTTCAGCTCAGCCGCTTTCTTGGGCGTCATGGCTTCGGTCTGTACTAGCCAGTCAATAAGACCGTCGTTGTATTGTTTGTAAAGTTTAGCGCCTTCTTCAAAAGATTTCTTAGCTTCTGGGTTTTTGTCAAGCAACTGGGTAAGCTTTTGATAATCTGCTTTAACAGCGGCGGTATTGCTAAAGTCAAGTTTTTCCCAACCCACTTGCTCAGCACGTTTAGCCGCAAGGTACAGCGTCGCCATAGATTCGACCTGTCTTTCATCGCCTAGCTTGGATGCACCAAACGCCTTAGCAACGTCCAACATATTAGCGCCTTTGACGCTCTTAAATATAGTTTCAACGCCGTCTTTAACTTTGTTCTTTACAACTTGCAAAGGTCCGTTGGTCAAAGCCTGCGCCGCATACTGGCTACGTTGTTCACCGAAGCGAAGAAGCCACTCAGCATTTTGGGCTTCCAAAGAACTAATCTCACCTGCGCTCAAACCTTTCTTAAACGCTTCAGACAATGCCGCATGGCGGTCAATGTACTGAACGCGCCCGCGTAAACCCAACACGTTTTCTTTAATTGTGTTAAACGAGTCTTTGGCAGTTTGAGGTCTGCCCACAATAGAGCTACCAATACCGGCGGCTTCTTTGTTGGTTCTAAATACAGCGCCTTCGTTTGCCGCTTCGCCTACTGCGTTTTCGCCACCTTCAATAACAAACCTTCTGGCGTTTGCAACAAGTTGCTGTATATCTTCATCAGGAACGTATCTATAGCCAAACGTTTTATTGAACCATTGCTTGATAGCGTGAATAATTTTTTCTAGCGCAGAACGTTCAGCGGGGGTTTGTGGTCCACGTTCTGCCATTTCTGCCAGTACTTCTTCAACCGCTACAGCTCTATTAAGCTCAGGATTTTCTGCCATCTTAGCGGCAGCTTCTTCACGTACGGCACTGTTGCCTTCGTAAATTGCTCGCATGACTTGTGAATAGTCATCGCCAAGCATCTTGCGTAAACCGTAGTGCCCGGCAATTTCGTGCGCAATAGTCAGAACAATATCTTCTGGTCCGTGCAAGTTTCTGGCAATCAAGTAAACTTGATTGGTTGCGGGATCATAAAGACCGGGAACCTTGCCAGTCTTGTCGTTCCTGCTGATTTGTTCTTGCAGTGCTTTAGGCAGTAAGTCTTCGTTATCGACCGTGATAATGTTGGGCACGTTCTTCCAACGATCAACAATCTTATCCACCCACTTGTTAACAGATTCGACGTCCATCGCAGGACCGCCCTGAGTGCTTGTACGGAAACGCGGCGTATAAAGTGTATCTTCCTCGCCTTGTGCGCGTGTAGTACCTCTATACTGTTTAGCCAATCTGTTAGCTTCACGTGTCTCTCTTTTTGCTCTCTCTTCTTCGTTCTCAGGCGCGCTTTGTAAATGGCGTACCTGCTCAGGTGTAGCGCGTGTTCCGGCTATAACCTCATTGCGCGCATTAGAAGCAGCGCGGCTTTCAGGGGAGCCTGTACGTTCGTCTTTTTTGGCTGAAGAAACTTTCCGTGTCTCTTGTGGTGTGCGCTTAGATAGGACTTTTTGTGTCGTGCCACTTTCAGCCAACGCTTTTTGCATGCGCTCAACTGCATGGTTCAACGCTTCTTGATAGTTCTTTGTTTTTTCGCCTAGCTGAATTGCTTTTTCATAGGCATCGTAAGTAGTTTGAGCGCGTAAATTAGTAGCAGCTTGCGGGTCTGTCTTCTTAAGTTTCGCAATTTCTTTATTGCGGTTCGCCATAAATTTCTGATACTCGTCAGACTCTACACCGTTGGCATGTGCAATACCGCGCATCAGATCAGAAGCAGCCGCTTCTTTGGCTACATCACCACGATTGATACGAGCCGCAGTTTGAGCTGCACGTGTTTTAACAACGCGTCCTTTTATTCCTTCTTCGGCTTGCTTTTCTGTAGGCGCCTTAATTAAAGATTTACGTTGACGTTCTTCTGTAACGCCTTGGGCTTCTACTTCTTTTGTGGTATATAGACTTCTGCGCAGGTTTTCTATTTGATCTCTGGTTTCTGTAACCTGGGTCAAAAGCTTATTGTATGAAGCAAGTATCTTTGCTTGTTCTTTTTTAAACTTGTTTTTCTCCATGTCCGTCATTGGACGTGGAGCAGGTGGTTTGCCTTTTCCTAGTTGCGAATTTAACAACTGCGCTTTTTCTGCGGTGGTCAAAGATGCTTTACCCGCGTTCAATTGGTTTTGAATAGCGTCATGCGCTTGTCCCAACTCTTGCATTTGCGCAACTACGGACTTAGCTGAATTGCCTTGTGGCTTTTCAATTGAGTTTTTAAGCGCAGTCATTTGCGCATCTGCGGCTTCAAACTGTTCGTTGGTGGCACTTAAAGATCTTTTACGTCCGGGTAGCTCAAGACGTTCTTCAGACAGTTGACGTGCTGCTTCGGTAGCTTTTGCGTGTAACGAGTTGTCAGGAATAACCTCAGCTTCTTTTTCAGTAGGCGTGATCTCAGCACGCAGACCTTCGGGTCTAAAGCTAGACGGTTTAGGATTAGACATACCCAGCGCAAACGCGTTGGCAACATCTTGATCTGTAGTACCTTTGACCGCTTGACTTAACTCGTATGCAGAATTTCTAACTTGATTTTTACGCATGTTCTCTTGAGAGAACAGCTCGCCAGTTTTGTTTTCTTCCGGTTGTAGCGCAGCCACTTGTTCAGGTGCTAAAGCAGCAGGCTGCTCAGGTCTGCCAAACATATCAATCGTTTCGCCTTTAGGCGTAGTCGCTACATTTACTACGCGTTGACGGTTTTGGATATCGTCAAGTAATTGATTCTTTTGCGTAACTAAATCTTTAATTTTTGCAGTAATTGTAGGAACAGCCGCGTAATCTTGAACGTTTTTATCGGTAGCTTTCTTTAACGCATCTTGATGGGATTCGATCTGCTTATCAATAGCCGCTACTTGGTTCTGCGCCAACGCAAGAATCTTTTCAGGTGTGTCTGTTGCATCAGACTTCATCTGCTCGGTAGTGGGCGCGATGCCTCCTGCCATAGCAATTTGTTTTGCTAAATTGTCAATCCGTTTGCCAACAGCTGTGTGCTGTTGAACCAGTTGATTTGTAGTTTCATGATCGTTAGCTGCCCCTGCCGCAGCAATCTGATCGGTAAGTGAGTTATGTTGATCTCGTAATTCTTTGTGCTCGTCCATCATGTCTATGACATTAGGCGCAGTCCCTAATTCGCTTGTCGCAGCGGGAGGTGTTGGCGGCGTATAGCCAAGCTGTAATAGTTGTTCTTGTTCAGGCGGGGCTTGCTCTTGTTGTTGCTGCTGTTGTGCAGCAAGGTTTGCTCTAGCTTCCGAGCGTTCAGACAATCTCCCTACAGCACCCATAGGTGCAAGGAGTCCTACTTGATAAGCTGTATCCCCGTATTCTTTAAGCGCATCAGGACTGGTTAAAGAAAGACCTGCCTGTGCACGCTCGAGCATTTGTTGGGCAACTTCAGTTGGGATCTCAGCCAACGCACCCTTTGCCGTACCTGTAAGTAAAGTTTTGTAAAGAGCTTCATCAGCAAGCTTTTGAACTCCAGGCGCACCTTTTGTCAACGCCGCTAAAGGAATACCAGTAATCTTACTGACCATTGACCCGCCAAGCGGAATAGCTTCAGCCGCAACATCAAGCGCGGCTTGTGGTACTGCATACGCAGCAGCTTTGCCTTTGTTGATATTAATATCTTGACCGGCTTGTTGTTGTTCTTGGGCTTGACGTTCTACGTTGCCGCCAAACTGTTGCAAGTATGCAGGAGCTGTAGCGCCTAAAACACCACCAAGAACTGCGCCTACGCCTGTACCCGCGCCGGGTTCAAGTGCTGTACCCGCCATTGCTCCAAGCCGTGCACCTGTTGCGATTTCTGCGAAGTTAGGAATTTGCTGCGCCAAAGCACCGGGGGCTTGTTTAGCGGCTTCCCATGCGGCAGGTAGTATGCCTTGCTTATTGTAAATGTCTTTTACTTTTTCAATGTCCGTAACCGGCGCATACTTTTTGTCAATTTCTTCTTGACGCTCAAGACCTGCTTTAGCGGCTTCATTAGTATTGCCAAACGCTGCGCCTAAACCTGTACGACTTGTAGATAGCAGTGACTCAAGACCAGAACCAAATGCGCCCATAAGTCCGCTCTTAGGCTTTTCGGCAGGGGCATTTGGCGTACCACCAAAAGCTTCTGGGAATTCTTTGTATGCTGCACGCAAGGCTTGTCCATGCGTCATATCATCGGGCGCTTCGTAATAAGCCCCGTTTGGCAACTGTAAATAATTAGGCATTATTTAACTACCTTTTTGAATTTATAACAGCAGCGCCGGATGGGGGTGGCGTATTTCCATAACCACCAGCGTTGCCCCTTTGCGGCGCAAACCCAGCGCTTGAAAGACCTTCTTCAACAAACAGCTGTGCTGTGGGATATGCTTTAAGGAAAGCTTCATTAGGTTGTCCCATAGTTCCGTTAGGGTATGCAAGTTGTGACCACTTAGTATACAACTCTGTGGCGTGTTGTTTGGCTATGCCCATGTTGTAGCCTGACTGCACATCACCGTTACCAAGAATACGCGCAGTAGTGATGGCTTCGGGTTCTTTGCTTAACAGTGCATTTGTTTTAGCTACATCAGTCATTGCGCCTAAATTAGCTCGTTGATTTGCATTAGCATTATTTTTATCATTTTGGAACATGCCCGATGCTATACCAGCAAACGCAGTATTCATATTGTTCTTTGCGTCGAGCAAGTGTCCCTTAAGCCCCATATGTGCGGTAAACGCATTATCTTCAAACTGTAATGAGCTATCAATATCGTGGTTAAGTTGAGCATCCCGAGACATTTCGATATTGCCGCGCACGTTTTCTCTTGCTTCTCTAGCTTTATCAAGATCTTTAAGACCTGCTTTATAGGCTTGAATACCTTCTTTAGCGTTGCTAATGTTCGGTCCAAAGAAAGGTGAGGTGCCGCCCAATACAGCAAGTCCTGCTTCAAGCATACTTGAGCTTTTTAAATCTGAAAGTCTTTGCACGTCTTTCTCATCTTCTTTATTTAACCGTTCTTCTTGTTTTTTACCAAGTGTTGGACGCCCTGCTAATGCCGCGTCTCTTGCAGTTCTGCGTGCATTTGTTTGGTTTTCAAAATAGCTATCTAGGTTTTTAGCTTCTTCGTTTAGAGCGGCAGGGTTTAAAAACTGTGTTGAATTTTTCTTTGCTTCTTCAGCGCTCATTGAACCTGTTGGTAACAAGTTTGGCAAACCCATTTGAGGAGCCTTATAATTATAAGGAGCTGGGGTTTGTTGCGGTCCACTAGGAGTGCCGTTTGCCGCTATGTTGTCCATACTGGTAGGACCATTTGCGGTAGGGCTTGCATCAGGTAAGTTTTGTTGGGCTTGCAAAAACTGAGATAGTACGCCCGGACTTAGTTTTGGGTATTGTTGCCCGCCAAGTACTGCACCAGAATTAACGCTGGGATAACCTGTAAGACTTGCACCAGAACCGGGAGACTGTTCAAGTAATTGAAGTTGTGTGCGGTTGAATTTTTGAGATGGGTTAAGCTGACTATCCCTGTATGTGCGCGGATCTTGCGTGCCTAAAGAATAATCAGCTGCGGTAAAAGGGCCGCTTTCATATGAACCGACAGGTTGCTGTTTATTATCTGCAAAGTGCACCGCACCATCGTCTTCGGCATCCATAGTGATACCGCCCTTTTTAAAAGACTCGAGGTTTTTAGCGGGAAGTTTATCGATACCAGATCCTTTAATTCGCCCGCCTGCTTTAGCTTTAGCTGGAGTGGTAGATGAACTGTTACCGCTCATTAAACCCGCACCTGCCAAGCCAAGTCCGGCAGCAGTTGACAAAGTATTTGGTGGTGCTTGATAGTTTTGTGTAGTTGTACTTGTTGGAACGCCTGTGTACAAACCTTCCAGCTGCTGCAATTGTTGCATTGGGTATGCTTGCATTGTGCTGTAGTTCTGGGCGCCTTGGTTGATAACGTTTTGCGCTTGTTGCTGTTGTTGTGCGCCGTAAGCGTTTTGTAATCCGGCAATACTTTGTTGAGCACCGAGCTGTTGACCTGCAATGTTTGCCATGTTAGTGCCCGCATTTGCAGCATTGTTATACCCCGCTTGTTGAGCGGCAATACCGGATAAACCTGCTTGTGCACCTTGCATGCCAAGACTTGCAGAATTTTGCATGTTGGTATTAGCGGTGTTGTACGCCTGGTTGTATGCGTTGCCCACCAATTGATTCTGCGCCAACATTTGATTCTGTTGATTCAAAGAATTTTGTAGCGTACCACGACTTCCACCAAATGCACCGGCTTGAGTTTGTGCACCTTGATTTTGCGTTTGTTGCATACCGTACTGTTGATTCAGTAGCTGCATAGAAGGCGCTAACGTATTTTGCAAATATGGATTCATGTACGCAGCAACCGCATTTGGATTGGTAGCGTTTTGTCCATAGCTCATACCGGCGTTGTAACCTGCTTGACCGTATTGACCTGCGTCTGCAGCGGTGCCTAAGTTACCTTGTGCAGCTGTGCCAGTTAGACCGCTTGCCTGCCCATACTGTCCAGGAACTTGCATGTTTCCAGCGGTATTAAACGACTGATTTTGTAAACCTGTAAAATCCGCAACACTACTTTTACCTGCCGCAGCTGCCATTGCAGTCATTGGGTCATAAGCAGAATTTAAAGTTTGATTACCATTTGCATCGGTTGTATATTGTTGAGCATTAGCAGTGTTAAATGGTGTATAACCAGACTGCGGTCCTAGGCTTCCCGTAACCGGATCGTAATTGTTAAACGTGTTTTGTAAGCCCGCACCAATAAGCTGTTGAACCCCCTGTTGTGCCCAAGGCGAAATGTTCGATGTGGTGTTTGTAGAACTTGTTGCTGATGGTGAACCACCACCACCACCGCCTAGCCAGTTACTCATATTATTCCCCTAAAAATGTTTCAAAGGAGTCGTTCTTTGCAGAATCGCTCCAACCCAGCACAGACGCATTAAGCGCTGCCGCGTTACCATCAAGCAGCCTCACACATTCAACTATTAAATTAATCATTAGTTTTCTAAGTGTGTACGCATGCGCTAAAGATTCTTTGTCGTCCGCTTTGTGCAATTGATTTGCTGTTTCCCATGCCGTAATAGTTGCAACAACGTGTGGGTATAAAGCACCAAAATTTTGCATGTAAAAAGGATTGATTGGAAGATACACAATCGCTTTGTGAAATGCGTCGCTAATCAATTCATTAGATACTGGCTTATCCCTATCGACTAAATCATCCCATACTTCAAACACATCAAAAATAAGCCCAATAAAATCCCGCGCCGCAGAATCGCGCACTGCAGACGTAACCCAAGCGGGTAGTGGATTAACGAGTTTAATCATGAAGGTACGTATCTATCAGGATGAATTGCTTTGGCTTGTTTAGGCGTGCCTGTTCTGGCGCGTCTCACTCTGTCCATCATATCGTAAAGTTTCTTAGCGCCTGCATCAGAGGATCCATTACCGAGGTGGGACACGACGTCGGCGGGTACTACAAACTCATCGTTCGCCAACCGTGCAGGTTGTTTGTTGTTGATGGTTGCGGGGATAGAGTCGGACATACCATCGCCAGGCCCTTTCAGCATCTGTCCGCCATCTGAGTAATGCCCCAAACTGGAGATGCCGCCTCCTGCGCCATACAGCATGCCACCACTTGCTGCTGCAATCGAGGGACCAGGCATCAAAGACTGTTGCTGCGCTGTTTGCTGTTGCAATGCTTGTTGCCCTGCTTGCTGCTCTTGTGCAGCTTGCATAGCTTGTAAGTACGCGCCTAATTGATCATACGAACCTGACGCTGGAGTAGGCGCAGTAATATCTGATGCTGTAGCACCGCCAGCTGCCAAGTGCATCACAGGCTGTGTGTAAGGCGTATTAGTTGCGCTATTGTATGTAGGTGTGACGTTGTGTGCCATGGGGTAATTATTCGTGTCATTTAATAATCCCCCCGATGCCTTTTTTGTTGTGCCTCTATCGGTCAAATAGCTAACTCCTGAAGCGTTATTTAGTATGCTAAGAGGTCCTGTGTCTGCGGGATTATTGGGAACACCATAACCTTTATTAGCAGCTTTCAAAGCTTCGTACCCAAGCCCCCCGCCCAATCCAATTATTCCAGCTTGTCCGGCTGCACCCATGCCTACGCCAGTACCAAAAGTACCAACTGAACCGACAGCCGGTTGCGTTAATGCGTATGGTACTGTACCCGGTTGATAGCCAAAAACGTTTGGTAAAGATGCAGCACCAGTAGCACCAGTAGCACCAGCAGCACCAGCAGCACCAGCAGCACCAGCACCAGCACCAGCACCAGCACCAGCACCAGCACCAGCACCAGCACTAACACCAGCACCCTGCGCGCCCATACTTTCGATGCCACCAGGAATTGCGGTAGCCGTGTCGCCTGAAGCTAGTGCAGCGCTCCCCATGTTTCCAATACCTCCGGCTGTACCAGAAGCCGCTAAGTCTGCAGCACCACCAGCACCACCAGCACCCGCCATACCAGCCATACCCGCAATCGTTGGCGCCGCAAAATAAGCACCCGTACCAACAGCTCCTATTGCAAGAAGCTTTTCGCCAAATGACATGTTGTCCCACATACTCATAACTTTCTCCTTAAACTTTAATCTTTAAAACATTACTCGCACTTGTATCGTAATACACATCACCCTTGCGAAGATTCGACAAATCCGCTTGCGTGGGCAAACTGGCTTGGTACGTAACCGGATTTGAGTTGGGTGTGGGTTGTGCAAAGCTCAAACCCGTAACAACCTTTGTTGTACCAATATTTTGAGACGCTGCCTGTATAGGCGCAGCATTGTCCAACTGACTAAAGTACAAACGCAAAACATTTAAGACTTGTTGCATAAACTGCTGGTCATACGCAACTGGCGCAGCCGGGAGTCTAGGTTGTGTTGAGTTAGTTTGTGCCATTATCTTCTTCCGTCAGGACGAACATCTAACCTGTTAGAGCCTGACTGCCAAGCCACGCCAACTGCGTCGGAGCCAATGATCATCGCCATCTGCCTTCCTCGTGCCCGAATATACACCTGGGGCGTAAACTGTTGAATAATATACTCCCGTTTAATCGTATAGTCTTGGGTGCTTGCCACCGTTGGATCATTGCTGACCCCGTACATAGAACCCGAAAACTGCCTGGGCAAAAACGTCATTTTAACGCTTGGTTGATTGACAGTTGATCCCGTGAAATTTATATCAGGAACACAACGCCAAACAAAACCAAAATTATTACCGTCCCCAATATCAAAATCAGAGCTTTGGACGTAAGAATTAATAGGAGAAGGCGGGTTAGTGACTCCATCATCAACACCATTTTCGTGATACACAAGTAGTCCGCCATAATTAGCACCCGTAGAAGTTTGTCCGTAAGGTGTAGCAATGGGCGTTTGACGCAAGGGGCTATAGAGCCAAGATGAGCGATTCATGCCGCCGTAGTACCAAGTCTGGTCTAAATAGTTGTAAACAACGTAACGGTCCATGATGTTATTGGGGTTAGCGAGATTGCAAGAGCCTTGTGTTCCGTCAGGGTTTGTACCCGTAATGGATGGGTAAAACCACCAGATCTCGTTATACGCTTCATTTGTTCCTGCATAAACTTGGGCAGATTGCGTCAAATTAATGTTGTCAAAAATGTATTGACGTACTGCGCAGGGTAGTGTCGACACGGTACCCGTGTAAGCGTAGAATTTGTTGTACCCCATCCAATACGTAATGTTGTTTACAGTTGCAACTGCGTTTGGCCCCATGATAGAAATGTTATCTCCCATGATCTGGAAACCCCAGACATACGGTGGGCCAAGATACTGCATATTGTAAATAGCAGAATCTGTAAATATCAATATCTCTTGACGGGTCTGAATGGCAGTCACAATCTGTGAGCCTTGAGACAGGCGGTAGCTACCCGCTTGGTTGGTCAAGCTTGGGAGCCAAGTCAAAATGTTTTGTTGATCAGACCAGCGCACCAAAAGCGGATCAAGCGCCGTCGTAGTCACCGTGCCAGACGGGTCATTACACCCAAATGCAATTACAAAGTTAGACGCGTCCGACACCATAACATAGTTGACCAAACTTGGGCAAGTTGTATCTGCTTGCCAATAGGCTATACCGTCTTGCGTATTACTATTACTGTGACTTAGGACTTGAGCGCGGTAATAAATAGAAGGGTTGCTGTCCACCACCCAGTAATACATCGCCCCACCTGCGGGGTTGATAATTAAGTTTTGACCGTAGTTGGCGGAGGACCAAAGGCGAAGCTGCACGCCAATACCTTGACTTTGCGACGCTGTGCTACCCCAACCTGTATCTGTGGTTAAGTACTGGTAAACGAGAGCGCCATTATTATGGGCATAAGGAGAACCTTGTATGACTCTTGTTGCGCCAGTTAGTGTT